ACGAGTTTAAGTTCTGCTGACGCAGAGTTTTTACAAATACAATTCCAAGTAACGGTTCACGGATAGGACACACAATGGCTAACTATAAAGTGATGAGCGAAAATTGCAGTCTTGGTAAACAGGGTGCTACTTTGAGCGCAGATGATCTTGAAGGTTTCAACATTGATGCGCTGCTTGACGGTGGACATTTGGCTGAAGTTAATGTTAAAGTTCCTAAACAGGACACGAAAGAAAGCGACAAATAGTTATGGCAGTTTTAGTTTTGACAGATGCAGATATCACCGTGAATGGTGTTGTGCTAAGCGATAGGGCGAACAGCGTTACATTGAATTATGAAATTGACAGCGTTGAGACAACGGCTTTCGGTTCAGTCGGTCATAAGTTCACTGGTGGCTTGCAAAATAATTCGTGCGATATTGAATTTATGCAAGACTTTGCAGCAGCAGAAGTTGAAGCAACAATCTTCCCTCTTGTTGGCACAACGACAACAGTTACTGTTCGTGGAAGTAGCGCAGCGACAAGTAGCACGAACCCTCTCTATACCTTGAGTGGGACATTCTTGGCAGCACATACACCTGTGGCTGCGGCTGTCGGTGAGTTGGCGATGACAAGTCTAAGTTTTACTGGCGGAACTTTGGTTAAGACAACTGCTTAATTAAAAACTACTTAGAGGGAGAACGAATGAAAATCGCTTTACAAGTTGAATATCTAGACGGCACGATTGAACCTGTTGATGCAGTGTTCGCTGACTTTGTTGGCTTTGAACGCACTTGGCAAAGATCAGTTGTCAAGTTCGAAACAGAGATGCGCCTCACCGATCTTGCTTGGTTGGCGTGGTCAGCATTGACACACAGACAGAAAACAAAACTCAAGTTTGACCCTGATTGGATTGCGACTGTGGCGCAGGTTATTCCACGAGATGAGAGTGAAAGCCCTTTAGACAAATAAACTTCGGTGATGATTCAGCGCATTGGCTGATTGCTCATCTGGCTCACGAATACCATATTGCGCCTTCGCTTCTTTTAAATGAGAGTGAATCGATGTTGAACACGATGCTTGCTTACCATAAGTGGGTGGTGAAGCAAGCGAATCGCAGACGCAGATAGTTGTATGATGTGCGGCTATGGCTAACGAGATAAAGTTTTATGGCATCAACGAAACCCTGATCTATCTGAAAAGATATGAAGAAGATTTGTATAAGTCGTTACGAAAAGACTTGGTTACTAAAGCGACTCCGTTGGCACAACTTGTTGGCTCACGGTTTCCTGATGAACCTTTGTTGAACTGGCATAGTTCGGGTGGCAGATTGACTTCGGCTTCAAGACTGCCTCCATATATGGGTGGTAAAGCACAATCAAGTGTAAGACCGAAAACTGGTAGCGGTTCGAGTCGGGGTGGCACTAGGGCAAGTGTGATCTTGCGTATTCAACAAGATGACGGTGGCGGTCAGGTTTATGATTCGGCTGGTTCAAAGACAAGAGGCGCACGAGGCGCAGGCGCTACACAAGGTCAAAAGTTTATTGCCAATCTTGATAAAAATAAAAAACTTCAATCAACTGGTAACAAAACTCGTTCTCGTATTTTGTTTGGTGCAGTTAAAGCAAATCAAGCGATGATTGAAGAAGACATACTTGAAGTGATCAAAAAAATTGATGCCTTTACAACGAGGGCGATTAACGCTGGGACAGGAAGTTAATTATGGCAGTTGGCATTAACATTGTCTCCGATTTTAATTCGAAGGGCATTGAAAAAGCAGTCAAAGAATTTGCAAGGCTAGAAACATCAAGCCAACGAGCGCAGTTTGCTTTATCAAAAGCAGCCCTACCAGCAGCAGCAGCACTTACAGGTCTAGCGGTGGCAGCAGGTTTCGCAGTCAAAGCAGCGATAGAAGATCAAGCCGAACAAGCAAAACTTGCACAAGTGTTGAATCAAGTTACTGGTGCAACAAAAAACCAAGTTGCTGAAGTCGAAAAACAGATAACGCAATTCTCTAAAGTCAGCACTTTTACTGACAGTGAGTTAAGACCAGCGTTGGCAAATCTTGTTCAAGGAACAAAAGATGTAACGGAATCGCAAAAACTTTTGGCGATGGCAATGGATATTTCTGTTGCCACAGGCACACCTTTAATCGCTGTTACAGATGCTTTGGCTAAGGCTGAGAACGGCAACCTAATGGCGTTGAAGAAACTTACGCCAGCCGTAACAGAAAACATTAAAGAAGGCGCATCATTAGATCAGATTTACCAACAACTTACAGCAACTTTTGGTGGTGCTGCTTTAGACGCAACTCAAACAACTGCTGGGCAGTTTGCTTTACTTAAAAATAGTGTGGGTGAATTACAGGAAAGTTTTGGTGCAACTTTACTTCCAGTTGTAAATCTTCTTATTCCTGTATTGCAGAGTTTGGTTGGTGTAGTTGAAAATAATCAAGTGATTTTCGGGGTATTTGCTGCCGCTGTAGCACTCTTATCGGCTGCGATTTTAGTGGCTAACAGTTACATAAAACTTAATACTGCTTATCAAGCGTTGATGAAAATTGAGACTGTCAAAACTATGTTGGCAACTCAAACAGCAACAGCAATACAGAGCGCATTTGGAACTGCGATCAAAGGTGTTGGTATCGGTTTAATTGCTCTTGCAGGTGCGATGGCAATGGAAGCAATTTTTAACAAGTTTTCAGGACACTCAAAAGAAGCCACAGACAATCTAAACAAGTTACTGATCACAACTTCGAATCTTGGAAAAACTAGTGGAGTTTCTACACAAGATGTAATCAAAGATTTTTCAGATATGGCTGCTCATATTGGCTCAAAGTCAGACATTATGGGTGCTTTATTAGGTAAGCGTTTAGGGAGAGAGTTCACTTTGCTTGCTGATGGGGCACAGGTAGATATTGAACACCTTGATCAAGCGTTCGGTGAGATCGCAGAAAAATCACCACAGTATGCACAAAAAATAGTTGATGCGTTACGAGCGCAAGCAGCAGTTACACCTAAGAATGTTCAGGCGTTCAAAGATTTGACTGATGCGGCAAATCGATATCAGAAACAACTTGAATTGACTGCTGGGGCACAAAATGCTTTGAGTGGTGTTCAGTCAAGTGCGTTTGGAAAATCAGCAAAACAAAATGAAGTTTCCCGTAATCAGACTCTTGAAAATATGGCTCGTCTTAAGGGTGCTGAAAATATGCAAGCATTTTTTAATAGGAGTGTTTCGGCTGGTGGTGCTGCGGTAGAAACCGCAGCACAGAAACTTGAAAAATATATTGATGCGGTAAAGGGTGTTACACAAGCACAACGAAGTTTGCGTGATGCAAACAAACAAGTAGATGAATCGAACAAGAATCTATTAGAGAAAACTAAAGCCCTAACCGATGCACAAACAAAGTTCAATCTGATCACAAAAGGCTACGGCAAAGAATCTAAACAAGCAAAAAATGCTGATAACGAAAGGTCAAAAGCAGAGCGTTCTGCTGAGCGAGCCAAGTATGCGTTAGAGCAAGCAGTGTTTGCTGTGAAGGAAGCCGAACTGGAACTGGCGAAGGTTCGGCAAGACCCTGAATCAACACCACAGATGATTCGTGAAGCAGAAATAAAACTGGCTCAATCGAAACTGTCTGTTGCTGATGCTACTGATTCTCAGCGTGAATCTTCTGAGGCTTTGACTGCTGCTCAACAGCGTTTGAATGAGGCTGTAAATGGTGCGGAGAAAGGAAGTGAAGCCTATAAAGATGCGTTAGATGATTTGTTGTCGGCTGAGAAAGCGCAGTCTGACGCTCTTGACGCACGGATTTTGGCGTATGAGCGTTTGGCTGATGCGGTTGAATCGCTTACTAAGGCTGAGAAAGAACAGCGTGAGGCTGGCAAAGGTGTATCAGCAAAAGATAAAGCAGAAGCAGATGCGAACGCTACAAAAACTTTGATACCTGACATTGTTTCTGGTGGTGGTGGGACAGGGTTTGATTTTGGTTTTGGTGAAGTAACTCTTGACGATCTGAAGAACATTCGTATTCCTTCGTTAGAGGAATTGTTGGGTGGTGGTATCGGCGTATTCGGTAATGGTGGCATTGTTACTCAAGCAATGCTTGGTTTAGTTGGTGAGCGTGGTGCTGAGGCAATCATTCCGTTAGATCGTTTAGGTTCGATGGGTAGCAACTACACGATCAATGTTACTGCTGGTATGGGTGCTGACGGGAAAGATATCGGCACACAAATTGTGAACGCTTTGAAACGGTATGAGCGAACGAATGGTGCTTTGCCTTTGACGGTGGCTTAATGGCTACCACTCTTGCATCAGGTGAGCAGATCACCGTTCTCGCTGAACTTGGTTTTGCTACAAACTTTTTTGTGCTTGACGATATTACTGCAGGCGTTTTAGATAATACAACCTTTGTTCTTGACGGCAATCTTGAAGGCGTGGACATTTCAGAATATTGTCAAGAGGTTTCGATTACTCGTGGCAGATCAGATCAGTTCTCACAATTCAATGCAGGTCAATGTTCAATCACTTTGCTAAACAATGACAGACGGTTTGACCCGATCAATACTGCTTCGCCTTATTATGATGCTACGGCTGGGCGTTCAGGTGTTGTGCCACGCCGAAAACTTACGGTGAAGTCTGGAACAAACTTTCTTTTCACGGGGCGTATTACCGATATAGATGTTGTTTACAACTACAACCTCAGCACGGTTCAGTTCACGGCTGCTGACGATTTTGTTTTGTTAGCGAACACAGTCGTTGAAGCAGATGTAACACCTTCCGTTGAGTTGTCTGGTTCACGGGTTAATTATCTTTTGGATTTACCTGAGATTGATTACCCTTTGGCTTCACGAGATATTGCTACAGGCA